CTGTTAATGAAAGCATCACAAGTATTCCTCGCAATTCTTTTGACCCCAACCTACACCTTCCAACCTCCGCTCTTCCAAAAGATCCATCATCATCCACCTTCAAAGAGCGTAAGTTCTTTAAAACTGGCTTTGATCCTGTTGTGGTTAAAAATCAAACTGATGCAGCACAGTTTGAAAAACAAGGTTGGGCTGCTGTGCCACCAGAAGGTTGGACCGATAGTAAAGGCGAAACAGCAGAAGATGCAGCAGAGGTTCAATCAAGCAAAATACTTGATAGTGGTGTTGTTATTTATGCATTTAAAAACGGCACGCGTAAAGTTGTGGATGGTCTTGGCAACGAAGTAACTGGTGAAGCAGCGCAAAGAGCCATTACAGAGGCTGAAGAGCGTGGCATTGAGCTTCAAGGTGAGCGATCAGGTGCAAGACGTGCTGGCACTGTTGGTGTCGATACTGCACTTGCTGCGTTTGAAAAAGTTGGTGAGATCAGAACAAACATTGCCAACCTAGAAGAAGCGAAAAGACTTCTTACCCCAGAAGATCAAGGCGGCGGTGGTGCAAACTCTGGTCAGCTTGCTGATCTATTGCCCAATTGGAAAGCCTCAACAATTGCTCTTGAAAACGTCAAAAACCGTCTTGGTTTAGATGTTGTCGGATCTGTTACTTTCGGCGCACTAAGCGAAAGCGAATTAAACATGGCGCTTAATACAGCATTGCCAACAAACATGCCAGAAAATCAGTTGATTGATTGGCTGCAAGAAAAAATTGAGGCTCAGAATAAGTTAATGGCTTATTTAAATGAGCAGGCAATTTTCTTATCTGATGGTGACAAGACAATTGGTGATTGGCTACGCAAGAAGAAAGCTGATCAGGAAGAATCTAGACGCATTGACGCAAATCGCAGGAAAATAAAAAATAATTTCAATTTTTCTGTTATGCCAATTCAACAATTGCGAGAAATTGATACAGACTCTTTGACCGATGCTGAATTTGATGCGTGGGATAAACGAATGACTGAGTTAGGGTTTTAATCATGGCCACAGAAGAACAGCGCAGAGAAGCAAAAAGACGCCAAGCAAAAGCACGGCAGCAAGCCGCTCTGGGTACTGAAAACATTGACCCAATGCTTCCCCCACCCGCTGATTCTGACGATTTTAGTTCAGTAGAAACAGAGCAAGGGCCAACAAACCTACGCGGTAAGTTTTCAGCTCCGGGGTTCGATTTGGCTGCTCAAGCGCAAACTGAAGGCGTTGTCGATGTGCCAGATCAGATGGCCTTATACTCTGAAGACGGTCTTCAAATCCCTATTCCACAGGTCATTCAAAATATCTTAGAATTTGCTGGTGATGTAGGAGCGTTTGCTGGTGGTAAGGCCTCTGGCTCTTTAGGTTATATCGTAGGCGGCATGGCTGATATTGCCGTAAAAGCTGGCATGAGCGAAAGTGGTGCAAAACGTCTAGCCAGAGACATTATGGCAATGCCAGATGCTTTTGCTGGATCTCTTGGAACTATTGCAAAGCCAAGAGGCTCTAGAGGAAGCATAAATAAAACTATTGATAAATTTACAGACGCTGAAAAGAAAGCTCTTGAAGACGCTCTTCCTGACACGTCAATCCCTATTGATACAATTCAATTGACGCCCAAAGAGCTTGGCACATTGTTGCGGCAAGCATCTAAAGGTGGGATTGGTTCTCAAGCTGCAATTGAAAAGCTGGCAAAAGAGGCCAAGACAAACCCAGAAGCTGCTGCTGCCGCTGCGCGGCTGGGTATTGATTTACCACCTGACGTTCTTAGTGATAATCCTTTGCTCAAGAATGCTGCCGCGATGACTCGTGACTTAAAGGCATCTGAAGCAGCAGGACAGTTCGAGACTATTGTGATAAATGCCTCTAATGCCGCAGACGAAGCGATGGCAGCAATCAACGCAAGCCCAGATCTTGCTTCCGTTTCAGATAAAGTTTTTAGAAATATTACAGCATCTCAAGCTGCTCTTAAAAAAGCTGCTGGAGATTTGTACAACGATGTTGACGCTCAAGTTCCAAAATCAACTTTAGCTTCTGGGAACAACACTGTCATTTTGCTTGATGAGCTGACTGATGAATTGGGAGGTTTGGACAATCTCAGCTCAACAGAAAGGCTACTTTTTGATAAACTGACGAACCCAGATACACCACTAACATATGCTGCTTTGATTCGTCTAAAGCAAGATATTGGCCGTGGAATAGGTAGAGGTCAGGGTCCATACGGAGATGTGAACCAATCTGCGCTTAAACGCATGTATGCAGCTTTATCTGAAGACCAGCTTTTAACTGTTGATGAAATTGGAGGTGCAGACCTTCGAGCAAAATTACGTTTAGCCAATCAGACTACAGCTAAACAAAAAGCTCTTGAAACCCGAATTGTAAATGCTTTTGGAAAAGAGCTTGAGGGTAGCATTGCTTCAAAGCTAAGAACTGCCGTTACAGCAGGGACTAGGGGTGATGTTGGTGGCCTAAATAAAATTTTAAAAGTTATACCGAAAGATCTTCAAAAAGAAGCGATTGCAACTGCAATTAACTCTCTATCGCTTCCCGGTGGTGCAAGCGACTTGCCGTTTGGCTTTGCTCAGTATGCAAAGACTATAAAAGGTCTAAAACAGAACAAGCCGATATATAACAAAATTGTCAGCATACTTGGTCCTGACAGTGATCAATTCCTTACTGATCTGTTAAATGTATCTCAGCGAATCACTGAAGCTCGCGGTCGTGTATCTCAGACTGGTAAGGCTAACCAAGCTATGATCTTGGAAGGCTTAACTGCAGAAAATATTGCGATGAGAGTTTGGAACAGCTCATTGGGTCGCAGGGTTGTCCGTGGAGCTGCTGCAGGCGGTGGGGTGGTAAGTGGTGGTCCAGCAGGAGGGGCTGCTGCTGATCTTATCACTGATGTATTGCTTAGTTCAGGTAAAACTGATCGGGTAGCTGCCGCTGGTAACTTGCTCAATAGCTCTGCCTTCAAGAGCCTTGTGGATGCTGACTTTGCGGCTAATCAAGTTGCACTGCAAACCGCTCTAGATAAACTTGAGAGATCTCCAGCTTACAAGCGTTGGTTAAAGAGTGTTGAAATGGGGCCGGGAGCTGGACGCGCACTTCTGGAAACGGCAGTTGTTGCAGGAGCTGATGGTCAAATTGCTCCCCCAATGGCACAGCCTGTTGAGGAAGTTAACGACTCTCCAGCCTTACAAAGTCTGATCGAAAACATGGACCCAAACGTATCAACCAGAGTACAAAGCGCAGCCCAGTAAGACTACCAGTCCTTAAAGCTGTCCTGCGCCTCATACGCCTCTACATAGGCATCTATCTGCGATTGGGACATATCCCTGCTTTCAACGCGCTTGCCTTCGTAGGAGCCGCTAGGCCACCAGTGTGGGTTCATTCTGCGCCCATAGTAAGCGTCGGCACTTCCCCTATCGGCGGGTGATCCATGTTCATTTACTTTCATTTCATTTCCTCTCTAAAATGGTGGCTGATCGCCGTTTTCGGATGGGAGCCACACGATATCAAAACCGTGTAGCGCCAAGATAAATTCGCGGAGATTTTTACCGTACATTATTAGTAATCTTCCCCATTTACTTTTACTTTTGTGGGGCGCTGGATGATGGTTTGCTTTAATCCATCACGGACGCCATGCTCTTTGACTTTTGCCATGAAAGTCACTTGAGCGCCTTTGCCCCAGTATTGTGTGCCTTTGTAGATGATGACGTTGTCATCAGCATCACGGCAGATATGAAGGTGTGATATGCCATAGATGCCTTCCAGATCCACGATATGCTTCACTGTGACTGTGAAAGCCTGACGCTTGCCCACTGTGCCAACAAACTCACACTTGCCATCTCTGGTAGCCCACTCAGCGGCTTGTGCGGCACGTTTGTCCAGCACCTTGACCATAGCGTTACGCATATTGGGTGTGGGTTGGCCGTATGTGTTGATACCTTTTTTAACGGCTGGGAAAAAACCTTCGTCTTCTGGGCTGTAGTTAACCAAGAAATCGATGATCTCTTGGGCGCGATCATCAGTGGCGATCCAGTTTACGCGCTTAGTGTGAGCGGCATTAGCCAGCTTGCGAGCTTCGATTGAAGAGTAATAGCTATGCTCATATTCGTGTGTCGGGTCGTATGCCATTTTGATTTCCTCTCTCTCTCTACATTATAGATAGTGACAGTTGTCACAGATTACAAGGGGGGTAGGCAAAAAAAAGGGGCCGAAGCCCCAATTAATTTATGCTGCCTTTTTTTGTTGGTGCCGCTCAATTTCTTGGAGCTTCCCCAAAACTTCCCACCAAGCATACGAGCAGTGGCCTTCGATTACGCCAAGATCTGCATAATCGTCTTCACTGTCGTAATCGATCCAGTACGCATTATCTCCATACCCAGAAGGCTCAATGGTGATCTCCATGCCCATCTTCTTTGCTAGGCGTTGAGCTTTGCCACGATCCCTGTCCGCACCACACGCCACACGCTTTGGCTTTATAGCCTCGCTGGGTTTAGTAATCGCGCCCATTGATGTAAGCTCATAGACTTCGGCTACACGCGCACGGCGTTTTACCTTTTTGTCTTTGATGCTGACCACATCACCAACAATCCCACAAACGTAGCGGCGTCCTTGAACCAGTTGCCAGTGCCAACCAGCAACGATCAAAAACACACGATTGGCTGTGCGTTCTTTGACTGTAGACTTGAGCCAGCCAGCTAGTGTCACTCCACTGCTACGATCAAGATCAAGTCCAAATGTTTTGTGCTGACCTCTAATGCCACACATCTCAAGAGATCTTATGACTTCATGTGTAGTTGAGCCTTTGATGCATTTGCGTCCACCAACATGACGAATCAGTCGAGCAGCCTCTCCAGTAGTCATACCAGTGACTGCGCTGATGACGGCTGGGCCACAGTAGCGATTGCGGTCTGCTGCTTTTTTGCCATTGTTGACTGATTTGATGTTTACATTTTTCATAGTGTTTCCTCTCTCTCTACATAACTAACATATGACAGTTGTCACAGATTACAATAGAGGAAGTGCATTTTTTTTAAATTAAATTTTTACGCCTTCGCGCTGTAAGGATTTTCTGTATTTTTTTAATTCATTACATGCTCTGAACATGTCCTGCGTGACGTTGGGGTGAGCGACAATTCGAAGAGCCTCGGTTTGGCATGTATCAACCTGCTGTCTCAAAAATCTCAAGTGCGCTTTCTGCTCTGGCCGTAAAGATTCATCACCCATTTTTTCTATCCTTCTCTAGTTTCTTGCCACCTTAAATGCTCTGTTAATTCTGCAACTAAATGTTTGAATTGATCAGGATCGATCTTCGCAACCCTCACCCCTTCTTCATAAATATTCAGTCCATCGTCTTTAATTGTCCAGTGATATTTTAATTTCATTTTTTAAAATCCATAATCTGCTTCGAAGCATCCTTCGCGCCCTTGCCCACAACCACGCAGTGGCCAATCCCCTCAAGGTACGCAATCATGTCTTTTTGATCGGGGGAAAGTCGCCCACCGCGTTCTCGTTTCATCTCCACCCACAAGTTCCACTCAGGAATAAACAGGTCTGGAACCCCAGCCACAACACCCTCTGCCTTGAACTTTTTGCCAGCAGAGATCGATCTCTTGCCGCCGTTTGGAATTGCGAAGATCAAAACTCTTGGAAAATTAGCTCGAAACCAATTAACAAATCCAACCTGTTCATCGTGTTCAGAAGGGTATCTCGTCACCGAAACGATTGAAGTCCTTACTTTGCGCCTCATTTTTTATCTCCACTTGGGTATAATCAAACTCTACAACCTCTTTATATTTTGGATTGTGGGTGGATGGTTTAATTTTTATTCGACTGGGCGTTGTCCAAAAATGACATTCGTTTAGGGCGTCATCAGTCGTGTCAGCCTCAGAATTTAATAAGCGCTTACGCTGCTGATATTTGCCTGACGCATAGCCGCCGTGATCTGGGCAAAGCCATTCCGAGACCTCTTCAAAAAAACCATATTTGTAAGTGACTTTCACACTGTCAGGTTTACCAGCCTTGCTGTGCCGACGATATTTAACGTCATCAACGTCAACCCACTCAGACTGCACCTGTGACGATAGCATAGCCCCACGATAGCTGCTTGCGCTGTGGTTGAGTGTCGGAGCAGGGAACTCAAACCCACACGATGGACAGATCTGACAGGCTGCGTGAACCATCGTCTGGCAGCTCTCGCATTGTTTTGCAGGGGCTTCTCCATCCCCCGCGCCTGCCGATTTGTCCTTTGGCTTTACCTTATCGATGAAGCCATGCCGCTCGACATTCTGGCCGTAGTCCAAAATCAGGCAATTTTCCTTGCCGTCAGCAATCCGCGTCCCGCGCCCAACCATCTGAACATACAAGCCAGTCGAAGCTGTCGCTCTAACAAGCGCAACCAGATCCACTTCTGGATGATCGAAACCTGTGGTCAGCACGTTCACATTAATCAGGCATCGCAGTTGACCGCTCTTGAAGTCAGCAATGGTCCTCTCGCGCACAGCACTGCTGTCGCCACCTGTCACCACACCAACGTCTATCCCCTGCCCCTCGAACTCATCAGCCAACATATTTGCATGATTTATTCCACTACTAAACACCAGCCAGCTTTTTCGATCAGACCCCAGATCTACAATTTCTTCGACAGTTGATTTGACCAATTCTGGATCAGACGCAGCCGTGGCAAGCTGGCTTTCGATAAACTCACCGCCTCGCTTGCCAACACCTGTCAAATCAATCTGCCTTATACCACCCTTCGAGATGACCGGGGAGAGATATCCCTGCTCCATCAGCATCCCCACAGGTATGTCATGGGCAATCCCATCAAAGATTCTGCCCTTTCCTTGATGCAAATATCCTGTGTCTAATCTGTACGGCGTGGCTGTAAGCCCAACCACTTTCACCAGTGGATTGCAAACTTTCAGATCGGCAATAAATCGATTGTATCGTGTCTCAGTATTTTTGGGCAATAGGTGTGCCTCATCGATCAAAACCAAGTCAGGAGCTGGCACAATGTCATACGCCCTCTCCCAGACGCTCTGGATGCCTGCAAACGTGATTGGGCGGTCTAGAACCTTCTGCTTCAACCCTGCGCTGTATATGCCAAAATCAGCCTCTGGGTAGAGTTTTAGCAGCCCACTTGCGCCTTGCTCCAGAAGCTCTTTCACATGCGTCACAACCAGAACTCTAGTGTCAGGATAGCTCATGGCATCCTTAATCAACTGCGCGATAATAGCCGTCTTGCCAGATCCTGTTGGCGCAACGATCAACGGATTATCGCCAGCCTTTCCAGCCCAGTAATTGTACAGACCATCGACAGCCTCTTTCTGATAATCTCGAAGTTCAAACGTCATTGACAATTCTCCCTAAAAAATCATCCGCATCTTGGACGGCGCGTCTTACATCATTTTTTTTGCCCATCACTTCCATGACAATATTAATTCCAACGTCGCTTTGAATTTTTGGCCAATTTTCGTGGCGTGAATATAACATCACCAAATTCAATATTATACACACCAATTCCTCATCACTAATTTCATCTGGCATGGCGTTAATAATTTTTTGTACCAACTTTTGAAGGTTCCTATTATCACTCATCACGCATCCTCGATTCAAATATCTCGCGGCTGTTGTTTTGATTGCGGATTATTTCTCCGCTGTCCAGATCCTCATAATCAACAAAATCATCACCAGCGTCTGACACCTCTAGGTCTGGCGGCATGATCTGTGGGATGTACAAATGCTCATCACAAGTGACAGTAGGCTTACCCTTTGAACAGCTCCAAGTGCCATCTTGCTCTGGCGTCACATGGCTGCACGTCCGACAGCTAACCTCTGGAATCTTGCAGCCGTGGCACACAGCCCAGTAGGGGCAAAACTTGCACTGCCAATTACTCGGATCATCGTGCAGTTTATCTGGCGGTAGGGCAGAGAATACAATGTTCTCAGCCTTGCTAATCAGCGCCTTGGCCTCTGCCTTGTCGAGCTTGATCCTCTCACCATAGATCTCATCTGTGTTTTTGTTGACAGCTATAAAATAACAGCGATCCATTTCAGCGAGATGCATACCAATCTGGCATTGCGCCCAGTAGATTGGTTTGGATTTCTGGACGCCCATATTTTTGGTGGCCTTGAAATTTTTGTCGTTCATCGTCTTAAACTCAAGAGTGTGTGGTTTTTTGCTTTCCGCAAAACCTTCACCAACGCCATCCAATGATAGAGCAAAGTGACCACCACAGGACTCGAACCTGACCTGTTTGCCAGTGTCTGGATCTCGCTCCCAGACCGTCACACCAACCGCTCGAAGGTTCGACACAACGCGATCCTCTTCTCGGTCACCAGTCTCGAATAAACGCAAAAGACGCCCATCAAACTTAGGCGTCCAAGCGTGTCTAAACTGATACCACAAGGCGCGACTGCATGGATTGCCAATCTGACTGCCGCCCAAATGAGGACGATGCTCATTTTTGCGTTTGTCTTTGTAGTGTTGGTAAATCGCCTCAATTGTTTTGGGCGTGGCGTAGGGTTCTAGGTTCATTTTCTGCTCTCTTTCTACTCATAAAATGGGGCAGACCAGCCGCCCCATCATAGAATAGAACTATCGTTTCCAAGGTGGTGTGGCAGATCCGTTTGATGCGGCAGGAGCCACAGCTCCCAGTCCCTCACCAACAGATGTGACCGCACCCGCAGCATCATAGCCCTTCACTTCGTTTGATGCCTCGTAGCCATTTTCTGCTGGACGCACAGCCAGCTTAACCATCATTGGTTTGTCTAGCAAATCTGCGCTGTCTTTTGGGCTTGGAACATCAATCGCACGGCATATCGATGATAGAGATCTCTGTGCTATTTCTACAGCAACAGAATTTGGGTTCTTTAGGTTTAGTCGATCAAAGACTAAACGCCCTTGATATTGACCATCTATAACCTCAATCCTCAGTTCGAGGTATGAGCCAGTTCTTTTTGAGTTCGGTTTTTCTTCAGCATTGGCAATCACACACTTATACCAATCGGCTGGGATTGGTTCGTATGTTGACTGTGGCTGAATTTCCAGCGCGTTAAATCCATTGAGATCCATTAGAGTTTTCCTTTTCTTACTCTGCTACAAATTTTGCAAATGGGTTGCCGCCATCAAACGTGAATGGCAGTGGTTCAGTGATATTGAACCGATTTTTGGTGACGCTTGATGCCTGTGGAAAGCACAGGATCTCACGTTCACCTGTAGAAATGGCGCGTTTTTTATCGCCATCCCCGCGTGTAAATGTCTTCAGTCGGATCAACCCAACTAGATCGACATTATCCGTATAGTGAGGAATAGACTTCTTGTGCATCCGCACACAGTACCTTGCGTATGGGTCCATATCAGGCAGATCCAAAGTTTCAGTGTCGGCGTGGCCAATGAACACGACATTCATGCCAGTCTCATAGGCTAGGCTACCAGCCCACTCGCGGATCTGGCGATGCTTTTCTGACGCCGTGCCGTAGCCTGCGCCATAGCCGCCACCAGCTTGGTTGATCGACTTGGCTTTTGGATCAGCCGCAACAATTTCGCTTTCAACCATTGTGGCCAACTGCGTAATGCTGTCAATCACAACCGTCTTAAACTCATGTTTTTCTGTCGCCAAAACTTCAATGGCATCCAGAACGTCCTGCGTGGACGTAGCGAGCGGAAACAGGCTGACGTTCTCATTCCCCTGTAAGCTGGCTGTGCCATCCTCAGTTCGAATAAACACAGGATTTGGAAACATTGCAGCCAAACTCGTCTTTCCCATCCCGCCCTCCCCGAAGAGGGTCGCTATGACTGGCCGTTGCCCGGTGGGTTTCGACAGTGATTTTAGATTAATAGCCATTAGAATAGACCCCCGAATATTTTGCTGAATATCTCATCCAGCATTTTTTCCATTTCCATTTCAGTCTTCATTTTACTTCTCCGCTTGTGTAAAAATAATGTTTACCAATTTTAGTTATTCTCGTTAGAGATTTTGACTTTGACCAAGCTGGTTGGACATAGTCTGCGTGATAGTTCAGCGCGTTTGTCGGCAGTAACCCCACGTTTTTTTCAGGGTTATCTAGTGTCACA